CCGACTCGATCGGCGGCGAAAGCGTGCAGCTCGCGCGCTATCGCCGCGCCGTCTATTTCCTGGCGCGCGCCGACCTCACCGAGAAATACCGCGATTTCGATAGCACCAAATCGGGCGCGAACGACGCCGACGAGCGCGAGACGACGATCGACGCCGATCGCCGCAACGCTCGGCACGCGATGAACGATATGCGCGGCCTCGCGCGCACAACGATAGAGCTGATCTGATGCGCGTATTCGCACGCCAGGGCGACACCGTAGACGCCCTCTGTTATCGGCACCTCGGCCGCACGCAAGGCGTTGTCGAAGCGACGTTAGAAGCAAACGCCGGCCTCGCCGACCTCGGCCCCGTATTGCCGCTCGGCTATGCGGTCGACCTGCCCGACCCGCCGAACGATCAATCGATCGTCAAGCTCGTCAACCTTTTCGACTAACCAGGAGCGCCACACATGGCCGAACCAAGTAGCACCGCGCTCGCCGCTGTATCGGCCGGCGTCGGCTTTGCAAGCCTGTTCCCAGGCATCGACGGTAATGCGCTGATCGGCGCCTTTACCGGCGCGGCGCTCGTCGTCGTCACGTCGAAAGACCTGTCGCTCGGCAAGCGTTTCGCGTACCTCGTGATTTCGCTGATCGCCGGCTATCTCGCGGCGCCCGACGTTGTGAGCCATACGCCAATCACGAGCACCGGCGTCGCCGCGTTTTTCGCCGCTGCCCTGGCGATAACCGTAACGCTGCAACTGATCGAGCGCGTGAAGGCGTTCGACCTGTTGGCGCTCTTTAAGAAGGGCTGATGCCATGCACAACCCCCTCGCATTGATTGCGCTGATCGCGTACAGCGTCGCCGCTCTGCGCATCCTCGCTTATCGCCGCGACGGCGCGCGGCACCGCCACCACGTTTCATGGTTCGCCTGGTTGCTGCTCGTCGCGCTCGGCGGCTCGGCGATCGAGCTGGTGATTAACGCGAAAGCGGTCGGCTTGTTCGAGGCTGCCCGAGCTGCCCTTTTCGCGGTCCTGGTGTTCGGCTCGCGCGGCAACGTCGCGCGGCTGCTGCGCCCTTTGCGGAGTGAATGAAAAATGATCCTGACATATGGCGACACCGGCGACGACGTTTTGTTGCTGCAAAAGCGCCTCACGCGCGCCGGCTTTCCTGTTCCGTTGACGCACGTTTTCGACCATGAAACGGAATCCGCGGTTATGACGCTGCAACGCGATCGCGGCCTCGTGATCGACGGCATCGCCGGCCCTAAAACGATGATCGCGCTACCTGGCGCCGCGCTCTCGGCTCACCTGTCCGATCGCGACCTCGTGCAAGCGGCCGACTTGCTCGGCGTGCCTGTCGCCGCGATTCGCGCCGTCAACGAAGTCGAATCACGCGGGCAAGGTTTCTTGCCTGGTGATGGCCGGCCCGTGATCCTGTTCGAGCGCCATGTGTTTTACAAGGAACTCAAGTCGCGCAAGATCGACGCCGACGCGCTCGCCGCGAAATATCCGAACCTCGTATCGAGCACGCGCGGCGGATACATGGGCGGCGCCTCGGAATACTCGCGCCTCACCGAAGCCGTGCGCCTGAATTCCGACGCGGCGAACGAGTCGGCGAGCTGGGGCGCGTTTCAAATCATGGGCTATCACTGGAAGGCCCTGAACTATTCGAGCATCGACGATTTCGTTTCGTGCATGCACCGATCCGAAGCCGATCACCTCGACGCGTTCGTGCGGTTTATCGCGGCCGACACGGCTTTGCTTTCCGCGCTCAAGGGTAAGAAGTGGGCGGCATTCGCGAAGGGCTACAACGGCCCGGATTACGCGCGCAATCTGTACGACGCGAAGCTCGCCCAGGCATACGCGAAATATGCCGAGCGCGAAAAGGCGGCCGCGTGAATGCGATCGCCGCGCGCCTCATTGCGATCGCGCTCGCGGCGCTCGCCGCGTTCGGCGCCTGGCAATACGTGAAGGCGTTGCGCGCGGAGCTGGCGACCGCCCAGGAAACCGCACGCACCGCGCAAGAGACGGTCGGCCGGCGCGACGCGGCGCTCGCCGATCTACAGCAAAAGCAACGCGACAACGCGCTCGCGCTCGCGCAGCTCGAACGCACGCGCCAGGGCATCGCGGCCGACCTCGCGGCCCGTAAATCCGAACTGGAGACTTTGAAACGTGAAAGCGAAACCGTGCGCGCCTGGGCTGATGGCGCTTTGCCTGATGACGTTGTGCGGCTGTATGCAAGCCCCGCCCTCACCGGAGCCGACGACGCAGCAATGCGCGCCCGTAACGGCTTGCACACTGCCGGCGATGGCGCCGCGCCGTAATGGCGAGCTGGCCGACGCGCTCGACGTGGCGCGTGCTGCCTGGCGCGACTGCGCGGCCCGCGTCGATATGATTCTCGTATGCCAGGCGAAAGGCTTGCCCGTTCCGACGAAGGCCGACCATGAATAAGGCCGCGACCTTTCGCCAGGCGATCACGGCGGCCGTGCCCTCGCTCAACGATGACCCCGACAAGCTGCTCGTGTTCGTCGACAACGGCCGCATCAATGCGACGAACGCCGATTCGCTGTCGTTTGAATATCGGTTCGTGCTTAACGCGATCCTGCTCGATTTCGCCGGCGACGCCGACACGGTTTTCGTCGCGCTGCTCGCCTGGGTGAAGCTCAACCAATCCGACCTACTCGCGAACGACACCGAGCGTAAAGACGGCATCACGTTCGAAGTTGAACACCTGACGAACTCGACGTGCGACTTGTCGATCAAGCTCTCGCTCACCGAAAGCGTTGTCGTCGGCGTCGACGGCGAAGGCGTGCAGCAAATCACGCACGTCGACGAGCCTGTGCCCGAGTGGAACCTCGATAGTTTCATCGGCTCGTGATGGACGATCTAACCGCGCTCGAATCCTGGGCGGGCGGCCTGCTTTCGCAGCTCGAAGCCCCCGCCAGGCGCGCAGCTCTGCGCGATATCGCCCGCGAGCTGCGGCGAAGCCAGCAAACGCGCATCGCGCAGCAAAAGAACGCCGACGGCTCGGCCTATGCTGCGCGCAAGCCCCGGCATGTGAAGAAACTGCGCGGCAAGCAAGGCAAGATCAAACGCGCGGCGATGTTCGCGAAGCTGCGCCAGGCCCGCTATCTGCGCGCCGAGTCGGATTCGAAGGGCATCGCGATCGGATTCGCCGGCCGTATCGCACGTATCGCACGCGTTCACCAATTCGGCGAAACCGATCGCGTCGCACCGCGCGGCCCCGAGTACAAATACGACGCTCGCGAACTGCTCGGCTTTAGCCCCGACGACCTCGAAATGATCCGCGATATGTTGCTCAAACACATCGTTAAATAAGCGTTCGGTTTGCTAACTATGTGCCCGAAGCACATACAAAGCCCCTAGCGTGACTCGCGCGTGCGTGCTCGGCAACATGAGGGCATGAACTCAAACGAATCCACACGCCAATTTCTCAACGTCGCACGCAAAGGCACCGTGATAGGGCTGGCCGGCGCGTTGTGCCGTGTCGAAAGCGGCGATTTACAGACCGACTGGATTCAATGGTTCGTGCCTTATGCCGGAGAAACGATCGACTGGCTCGCGCCGTCGATCGGCGAAGGCGTGATGCTGTTGTGCCCTAGCGGCGATCCGGCGCAAGCCGTCGCGCTGCGCGGTTTCTATTCCGAAGATTTCCCCGCACCGAGCACCGACCCGAACAAGCACCTGCGCGTTTATCGCGATGGCGCGATCGTCGAATACGACTTTTCCGCCCACTCTCTCAAAGCCGTTTTGCCCGAGGGCGCGACGGTCCTAATCGATGCGCCTGGCGCCGTCAACGTAATCACGAAAGACGCGACGATCAAGGCCGACACGATGACCATTGACGCGACCGAAACGACCGTTACCGGCTCGATGCTGGTTAAAGGCGCGTTCGAGTTTCAATCGGGAATGACCGGCAAGGGCGGCACCGCCGGCGCAACGATGAAGATCGACGGCGCGGCCGATTTCACGGGCGAAGTGAAGTCACAAAACATTAGCTTGCCGAATCACACGCACAAGGAACAAGGCGACGGCAACGACGTGAGCAAGCCCAAATGATCGGAATGAACGCCACGACCGGCCGCTCGACAAGCGGCCTCGATCACCTCACCCAATCGATCGAAAAAATTCTTACGACGCCGATCGGCACGCGCATAGCTCGCCGCGACTTTGGTTCCGAGCTGCCCGACCTGATCGACGCCCCTAACAACGGCGCGACCCGCGTGCGCCTGTATGCGGCCGTCGCGACGGCGCTGATGCAATGGGAGCCTCGCTTGAAACTGACGCGCGTATCACTCGCGATTGACACGACGACCGCCGGCGCCGGCGTGCAAGTCGTCGACATTGAAGGCACGACGACGATTTCGGGCGACCTGGTTTCGACCCGCGTGAAGCTCACGAACGGGGGCGCGGCATGAGCGCGACGCCGATCGACCTGTCGCGCCTGGAATCGCCCGACGTTGTCGAAACGATCGATTACGAGACGATCCTCGCGGCCCGCAAGGCGCGGCTCGTGTCTCTGTACCCTGCCGATCAACAAGCCGAAGTTGCTGCGGCCCTCGCGCTCGAATCCGAGCCGATGAACATTCTTTTGCAAGAGAACGCTTATCGCGAAGTCGTGTTTCGTCAACGCGTCAACGATGCCGCGCGCTCTGTGATGCTGGCCTATGCGACCGATAAGAACCTCGAACACCTCGCCGCATTTTTCGGAATCTCACGGCTCACGATCGTAGAACCGGACCCCGAGAACGATATCGAGGGCGAGTACGAAAGCAACACCGACTTGCGCAAGCGCACGCAGCTCGCACCGCAAGGCTATTCCGTTGCCGGCCCCGAGGGCGCCTATATCTCGCACGCGTTGAACGCTGACGGCCGCGTGCTCGATGCGACCGCCACAAGCCCCGCGCCGTGCCAGGTAGTCGTTACGGTCCTGTCGCGCCTCGGCGACGGCACGCCCACGCAAGACCTGATCGACAAGGTAACGCTTGCTCTCCAGGCCGACAACGTGCGCCCGCTTACCGATGAAGTGCTCGTGCAGGGCGCCCAGGTGATCCGCTACGCGATCCGCGCGACGCTCAAGTTTTTCGCCGGCCCCGATCGCGCCGTCGCGCTCGCCGAGGCGCAAAAGCGCACGGCCGCATACACCGACGAAATGCACCGCCTCGGAATGGAAGTCACGTTAGACGGCCTTTATGCGGCAATGCGCGCGCCAGGCGTTCAAAAAGTCATTCTCGACGAACCGGCCGCCGGCATCGCAGTAACGAAGGGCCAGGCCGCGTATTGCACCTCTATCGAGCTGGTCGACGGGGGCGTTTATGAGTGATCTGCTCGCCCCGAATTCGGCGCGCACCGAGCGCAATCTCGCGGCCGTGATGGCCGACGCGTGCGACGTGCCGACGCCGATCGCCGACTTGATGAACCCGGACACGATCCCGCTCGCGCTGCTGCCGTGGCTCGCCTGGCACGTCGGAATCGACGCATGGAAAAACTATTGGCCCGAGTCAGTGAAGCGCGCCCGCGTGAAAGCTGCTATTTCGATCGCCCGTAAAAACGGCACCGCTGCGGCCGTGCGCGAAGTCGTCGCCGCGTTCGGCGCAAACATCGCGCTGCGCGAATGGTTCGAGATGAACCCCCGAGGCGTGCCAGGAACGTTCGACGTAGTGATGACCGTGAGTAGTCGCGACGGCCAAGCCCCGACCGCTGCTTTCGTCGACGACATTCTCGCGGAGATCGACCGCACAAAGCCCGTGCGTGCTCACTACTCGTTCACCCAGGGTTTCGCGATGCAAGGCAAGCAAGGCGTCGCCGTCGCTGTGCGCCCCGCCCTTTATCGCCGTCTTTCTCTCTCGGATATCTGACACATGGCCGGAACACTCATTTACGTAACAGACGCGGGGCGCGCGGCGCTCGTCGCGCCTGGCAACACTGGCACGAACGCGCATCGCGTTGTCGAAATCGGCCTGGCAACCGCCCCTTTCAACGCTGCCGATAAGTCGCTCGTCGTGATGCCGAACGAGCGCAAGCGCATCACGACTTTCGCCGGCGAAAACGTCGCTTTCGACACGATCCATGTGACGTTGAAAGACGACACCGACGACCAATTCACGCTGTACGGGTTCGGCCTATATCTCGAAAACGGCGTGCTCGCGGCCGTCGATA